AAAGTGAACAATCTCGCAAAGTTTAGCTTCACCAGTCAGCCCGGGGGTTTGACTGAGCGAAACGGAAAATACCCGGCCCATCGTGTGATGGTGTCCGGGTTTTCTTGTGTATGAACGACGTCTACCATCCTAAACACTACACTGAACATCCCAGTGGCGTGGAATGCATTCAGATCGCTCAGGCGTTTAACTACAACCTTGGGAATGTCATCAAGTACGTCTGGAGAGCAGGGCTCAAGACTCAAGACCCTCTTCAAGACCTTCAGAAGGCTGCCAAGTACATCGAGTTTGAGATTACTAGGCTTCAGAGGGAGCGTGGGCAATGAGTGAACTACTCGACGGCCTCGACAAGAACCTAGAGCTTACTCTTCTACTGGAAGAGTCTCTGAGGCGTAGGAAAGAGCGCAAGATCGCTACCTACTTTCCTGACACTGGCGAGTATCGTAGGGAACTGTATCCCAAGCATACCGCTTACTTTAAGGCTGGGGCACGGTATAGGGAGCGCCTGATGATGGCTGCTAACCGTATTGGCAAGACTGAGAGTATTGGCGGGTACGAGATGGTGCTGCATATGACAGGCCGTTATCCCTCCTGGTGGGAAGGCAGGAAGTTTGATCAGCCTATCAGTGCTTGGGCGGCTGGAGACACCGGTAAGACGACTCGCGACATTCTTCAGATGAAGTTGCTTGGGCCGCCCGGGGAGTTTGGTACGGGACTGATCCCCAAGGCTGATCTCGTGCGCACTACTGCCAAGGCAGGTGTAGCAGACGCAATCGAGACGATCTCTGTCAGACACGCCTCTGGTGGCGAATCGCGCCTGACTTTCAAGTCCTACGACCAGCGCCGGGAAGCGTTTCAAGGCTCAGAACAGGATGTCATCTGGCTAGATGAAGAGCCTCCTCTGGACGTGTACACAGAGTGTCTCCTTCGTACCATGACCAACAATGGCATGACCATGCTCACCTTCACGCCTCTAATGGGGATGAGTGAGACTGTCATGTCGTTCCTGCCCAACGGCGAAGTCCACGAGCACTCTAGTGGTAGCAAGTACGTTGGGATGGCAACGTGGGACGATGTCCCGCATCTGACTAAGACTCAGAAGGAAGAACTTTGGGCGTCCATTCCTCCTTTCCAACGTGACGCTCGTTCCAAAGGCGTTCCACAACTCGGGGCCGGCGCCATCTACCCAGTGCCTGAAAGCGAGCTCGTCGTCCCTGAGTTCCCTATTCCTGAGCACTGGAAACGCTGCTTTGGCATGGACGTAGGCTGGAATCGCACTGCTGTCGTCTGGGGAGCAACCAACCCTGACAGTGGAGTCACCTTCCTCTACAACGAATACTATCGAGGTCAGGCTGAACCGATTTTACACGCTGAAGCGATCAAGTCTCGTGGAGAGATCCCAGGAGTCATCGACCCAGCTTCCCGGGGCCGCGCTCAGACTGACGGGCAACAACTTCTCGGCATGTACCGCAAACACGGGCTCGACATCACGTTAGCCAATAACGCTGTAGAGAGTGGTCTGTACACTGTGTGGCAACTTATGTCTGAGAGTCGCCTTAAAGTGTTTGCAAGCCTCAGGAACTGGCTTAATGAGTTTAGGCTTTATCGCAGAGATGAAAAGGGCAGAGTAGTCAAGGATAATGACCATTTGATGGACGCGACTCGCTATTTGGTGGTAAGTGGTTTAAGTAGGGCCGCAATTGCTGGTAAGGCTTCCCACAAAAAGGGAGGCATGTTTGCAATGCCTGTAGTTAACTTTTTCAAACGATGAACGAAGACAAATTAGCCGAAATCCACCAAGCTGCTCGTGCAGAGTTCGATCAGATTCAAGGTGCCATGTATCAGGAGCGCATGAACTGCCTTGGCGACCGGCGGTTTTGCTCGCTGGCAGGCGCACAGTGGGAAGGGCCACTTGGTGACCAGTTCGAAAATAAACCCAGGTTCGAGGTTAACAAGATCCACATGGCGGTTCTTCGTATTATTAACGAGTATCGTAACAACCGGATCACAGTTAACTTCGCGTCCAAAGAGGGAGAAGAGTACGACAAGCTCGCAGACACCTGTGCCGGCCTGTATCGGGCTGACGAACAGGACTCAGGGGCTGAAGAAGCGTATGACAACGCTTTTGAAGAGGCTGTGATGGGTGGATTTGGTGCTTGGAGACTCAGAACTGAGTACCAAAATGACGAAGATCCAGAAGACGACAAGCAGAGGGTTTGTATCGAGCCAATTTTCGACGCTGATACCAGCGTTTACTTCGACCTAGGCGCCAAAAGGCAGGATAAGGCTGATGCCAAGCGGTGTTTTGTGCTCACCAGCATGACTCGTGAGGCTTACAAAGCCGAATACGATGACGATCCTTCCACTTGGCCCAAGACGATCACTCGTTCCCAGTTCGACTGGTACACCCCTTCTGTAGTTTACGTCGCTGAGTACTACAAAGTTGAAGAAGTCTCTGAGCAGATTCGGATTTACAAGGATTTTAACGGAGAAGAAGAGTCGCTCCGGCCTGAAGAACTCGACAAGGAAGAAGAAATGCTTGCCACAGGCTGGAAAGAGGTCCGGCGCAAGAAGGTCAAGACCCGTAAGGTGCGCAAGTACATCATGTCAGGGGCCAAGATTCTTGAAGACTGCGGTTACATTGCAGGGAAGTACATACCGATCATTCCTGTGTACGGGAAGCGTTGGTTTGTCGATAACGTCGAGCGTTGCATGGGCCATGTGCGCCTTGCTAAAGACGCCCAGCGCCTCAAGAACATGCAGTTGAGTAAACTTGGCGAGATCAGTGCGCTCTCAGCCATGGAGAAGCCCATTCTGGTGCCTGAACAGGTCGCCGGGCATCAGTTGATGTGGGCAGAGGACAACCTCAAGAACTACCCGTACCTGCTCATCAACGCGCTCACGGATGCCAACGGGAATCCTATGGTTGCCGGCCCTGTGGCCTACACTAAGCCTCCCGCTCTACCTCCTTCGATGGCTGCCCTGCTTCAGTTGACTGAAGTGGACATGCAAGAGATCCTGGGTTCGCCTGGGCAGGGAGACAAGATGGTGAGTCACCTCTCTGGCAAGACAGTGGAACTGGTCCAGCAGCGTCTCGACATGCAGACCTTCATCTACATGTCTAACATGGCCAAAGCAGTGAAGCGGTGTGGCGAAATCTGGCTGTCTATCGCTAGGGACATCTTTGTTGAAGAAGGCCGGAAGATGAAGACAGTCCACGAGTCCGGCAAGATGGAACCCATCGAGTTGCTTAAGCCTGTCGTTAACGAAGAAGGCGAGATCGAGTACGAAAACGATCTTTCTGACGCTGAGTACGACGTTGTCGTGACCGTTGGCCCAGCCAGTGCCACTAAACGGCTCGCTACTGTCCGGGCACTGACCGATATGATGACCATGACTCAAGATCCTGAGATGACTCAGGTGCTCTCTGCCATGGCCATGCTCAACATGGAAGGCGAAGGAATCAGTGACGTTCGCGACTACTTCCGTAAGAAGCTCCTGATGATGGGAGTCCTCAAGCCTACGGAAGCAGAGGCTGAAGAAATGGCTGTAGCGGCTCAGAATGCCCAGCCAGACCCGCAAGCGCAGTACTTGCAGGCTGCGAGCGAAGAGGCCATTGCACGGGCTTCTAAAGCGCAGGCAGACAGCATTCTTGCAGTGGCTAAGGCTGAAGAAGCCCGCGCCAAGACGACTGAGACGCTTTCCAAGGTCAGCACAACTGACCAAGATCGAATCTTTGCACTTGCAGACCGGCTAACCCAGCCGGCACCTCAGATGCAATAATTTCTATTGCGTCAGAGCGGTTTTAGTTTTATGAATAGCACCACACCGGCAGAAGATAATACAACAGAAGAAGTATCCGATAAAATCGAAGTCGTAACAGAGGCCGTAGAGAATACGGAGCCTGAGAAAACTGAAGATCCCGGAGATGAAACTGTAGTAACTATCGCAGGGGAATCGCCACCCCAGGAAGAGGAAGAGAAGCAGGCGCCCGAATGGGTGCGTAACCTGAGAAAGAACTACCGCGAGTTACAGCGTGAAAAACGCGAACTTGAGGAAAGACTCAAATCAGTTTCACCGGCACCAGAGCAATTTCCTGTCACGCCGGGGAAGAAACCGACACTTGAGGACTGCGATTACGATTCAGATAAGTTCGAGAACGAACTTGCTGGTTGGTTCGAGCGAAAGCGGCAGTCTGAAGAGACTGAAGCCAAGCAGAGAGTCAAGCAGCAGGAAGAACAGCAGACTTGGCAGAAGAAGTTAGAGTCCTACACCCAGCACAAAGCAGGGCTGAAGGTTTCAGACTTTCAAGACGCTGAAGACGCTGTGCTCGAAACACTGAGCGTAACGCAACAAGGTATCATTCTTCAGGTATGCGAGAATCCAGCGGTAGTGGTTTATACTTTAGGTAAAAATCCAAAGACAGCTAAAGATCTATCGGGCATAAATAATCCAGTAGATTTTACAGCAGCAGTAGCAAGGCTGGAAACTAAAATATCTGTGACAAAAAGACAGGCTCCTCCTCCCGAAAAACGGATCAACGGTAACGGTAGTCTCGGTACATCCAACGTCCAGTTGGATCGCTTGCGTGAAGAAGCGGCGCGCAGTGGGGATTTTACCAAAGTAATCGCCTTCAAAAAGCAGTTAAAAACACAATCTTAGTATATGGCTAATGCATTCAGCAAAGAAGAAAGGGTAGCGTTCGAGAACCTCCTCGAAGGTTTCCAAGACGCGCTCGTCCTGTCCCGCAACGTCTCGATCTACACGACCGACCAGACGATGATGGAACGCACTAACAACACGATTTGGAGGCCGCAGCCTTATATCAGCCGCTCGTACTCGGGCACTGATATGACCTCGAACTTCTTCGATTACACCCAGCTCTCCGTTCCGGCAACGATCGGGTTCAACCAGTCTGTCCCCTGGATTATGACTGCGACTGAACTGCGTGACGCGCTTCAGGAACAGCGCCTCGGTGATTCGGCCAAGCAGAAGCTCGCGTCCGACATCAACGTGGCTGTTATGAACGTGGCCGCCTCGCAGGGCACGCTCGTTGTGAAGCGTCTCTCTGCTGCCTCCGGGTTTGATGATGTCGCCCAGTGCGAAGCCATCTTCAACGAACAGGGCGTGAACTTCGATTCCCGCTACCTCGCTCTGTCCACCCGCGACTACAACGGCATGGCGAACAACCTCGCTGGCCGGCAGACGCTGTCTGGCAAGACGTTGACCGCTTATGACCGCGCCTACATTGGCCAGGTCGCGAGCTTCGACACATTCAAGCTCGACTACGCGAACCGCATCGCTGCGGCTGCTGGTGGTGGAAGCATCACGATCAACACGTCGTCCGGTGCGAACGCCTACATCCCCAAGGCAGTGACCTCGTCCCCGACCACCTCTGAGCGTCTCAACGTGGACAACCGCTACCAGACGGTGACCGTGTCGAGCAGCACTAACGTGGCTGTTGGCGACTGCTTCACCATCGCTGGCGTCAATGCCGTGCATCACATCACCAAGCAGGACACTGGCCAGTTGAAGACCTTCCGGGTTATCGGCGTTCCCGGCGGTGGCACCACGCTGATCATCAGCCCTCCCATCATCTCCAACCAGTCTGAGAACGACACGCCCGCAACGGCTGAGTACCAGAACTGTGTGGTGAACGTGAAGGCTTCTAACAGCGCCATCGTGTGGCTCAACACTGCCGCCGCTCCCATCAACTGCTTCTGGCAGAAGGATGCGATCGAAATCCTGCCGGGCCGTTATGCGGTTCCCTCGGATGCCGGCGCTAACGTGATGCGTGCTTCCACCGACCAGGGCATTGAACTGGTCATGCAGAAGCAGTACGACATCAACACCATGAAGACTCGCTATCGCCTCGATACGATCTTCGGTGTCGTCAACAAGCAGCCCGAAATGACAGGGATCATCCTGTTCGGCCAGCCCTAAGGATTAGTCCTTAATCACACAGGGGAGGGTGGTTGACTCCGCCCTCCCTTTTGTGTATTGAATCTGTAAATGGAATTTCCTTCGATGGTTTATAAGGTTCCCGGGAAGCATGTGCGCCCGTATGGAACATACGATTTTACAGGAGTCAACAACGCTGAAGAACTGGAAGCCAAGATTAAAGATGGCTGGTTTTCGTCTCTTTCAGAAGCGATTGAACCCAAAAAGGAAACGCCAGTTGTAGCGACCACAGAAACAGATGATACTGCACCCCCTACTCGTCAAGAGCTTGAGCAAAAAGCTACTGAAATTGGGATTAAGTTTGATGGCAGGTTTTCTGATAAGAAGATCTCGCAACTGATCGAAGAGGCTTTGAAGTAGTATGGGATACACCAAGAAACAGATCATTGAGCAGGCGTTCGAGGAAATCGGACTCGCTTCATATGTCTTTGATCTGACCGCAGATCAACTGGATAGCGCACTGAGGCGCCTCGATCTGATGGTATCTTCTTGGTATCTCAAGAATATCCGTATCGGGTATCCGCTGCCGGCCAGCCCAGGGGACAGCAATATCGACCAGCAAGTTGATACGCCCATGCAGGCGAACGAGGCTTTGGTGCTCAATCTGGCTGTTCGTCTGGCACCTGCTTACGGTAAGGCGGTATCACCTGACACCAAGGCCAACGCAAAGCTGACTTACGACCAGCTTTTGATTCAAGCAGCGGCTCCGATTCAATTGCAGTACGATAAAACCTTGCCACTTGGGGCTGGATACAAGCGCACTGAACGTGTATTTGTTGATGTGCCAAATTTAGATCCAGTACAAGTGCAGCCTAACGGCCAAATCCTTTTCAGGAACTCCTAGTATGTCCATTGAACGCCTTTCACTAATCGACACGATCACGGCATCGAC